TAAGTATCGTATTGGTTTTACGGGCACACTAGATGGTGCAAATGTTAACCAGTTAGTGTTAGAAGGTGTGTTTGGTAGATGCTCACAAGTTACTAAAACTAATGAGTTAATGAAAGCAGGTCACGTTGCCAAACTAAAAGTTAAAATTATATTGATAAAGCATGAAGAAAAACTTTTTGAAGGATATCAAAATGAAATTGATTATCTCATAGAGCACGAAGGTAGGAATAAATTTATCCGCAATCTTGCATGTGATTTAAAAGGAAATACTTTAGTCCTCTTCAACTATGTAGAGCGTCACGGAATACCTTTATATGAGATGATAAATAGTTACACAGACAGACCAGTGCATTTAGTACATGGAGGTGTCGATGTAGATGACCGAGAGGATATCCGCGTCCTGACTGAAAAATCAGATAATGCTATTATTGTTGCATCTTACGGCACATTCTCCACTGGTATCAATATTAAAAGATTACATAACGTTATTTTCGCTTCACCTTCCAAGTCTAGAGTACGCAACCTTCAATCGATTGGTCGTGTCTTGAGGAAGGGAGAAAATAAATCACAAGCAACACTATATGATATTGCAGACGACATCTCTACAGATCGTGGTAATAATTATACCTTAAATCATTTAATGGAGAGAGTAAAAGTCTACAATGAAGAAAAATTTAATTATGAAATCATAGACATTAAAGTAAAAGCTTATGATTAATTACGCTAAACACGACGAAGAATTTTATGCTATCTTCAAATTAATTAGTGGTGAAGAAATTGTTTCTAAAGCACTATTATCAGAAGATAATGGACAGACTCTTATCTTTTTAAATAAACCAGTTGTAATAGAATTTTTCACTAAAGAATTGGATGAAGGTAAAGTCGCAAAAGGTATGGGATTTTCTCACTGGATGCAAATGAGTGACGAGGACTTCTTCATTATTGAAGAAAGAAATATCGTATCTCTAGCATCTTTATCTAAAGAATATATTGTAATGTATGAGGCATACCTTGCTGGGAAAAATCCTTCTGAGATCGCCGCACAAACAAAAATTGATCTAGATCCAAACATGGGATATCTAGGTAAGATTGATGACGCTAGAAGATTATTTGAAAAACTATATAAAAATCCTTCTCAACCCTGACAGTGTTATTCTATAGAGAATTGACAAAATTGTCAAGTATGTTATAATACAAACATGCAAGATACATATAAAATATGGCAAAACATGCTAAAACTAAAAAGCAGCATTATGTAAATAATCAAGATTTTCTTGCTGCCTTAGTTAAATACAAAGATAAGGTTGCAATTGCAGAGCTTAGAGGTTTACCAAAACCAAGAGTTGATAATTACATTGGCGGATGTTTTCTGAAGATTGCTACGCACTTATCATATCGTCCTAACTTTATTAACTACATGTATAAAGACGATATGATTTGTGATGGTATTGAAAACTGCATTCAATACATTGATAATTTCGATCCAGCAAAATCTAAAAATCCATTTGCATATTTTACACAGATTGTATACTATGCTTTCTTAAGACGTATTGCAAAAGAAAAACGTCAGATGGATATTAAAGAAAAAATTCTTGAAAAATCTGGATACGATGAAGTCTTTTCAGTTGACGGAGACGGCGGGGCAGAGTATAATCAGATAAAGTCTCGTATCTCTATCAATTCTAAGCGATGAAAATATTGTTGATTACCGACCAACACTTTGGAGTACGAAACGATAATCAAGCATTCATAAACTACTATAAGAAATTTTATAATGAAATTGTAATTCCCTTTATCAAAGCATCTGGCATCAATACTGTATTGTGTTTGGGTGACACATTTGATAAGAGAAGATCAATTAACTTCATGTCTTTGAATGAAGCAAAAGAAATGTGGTTTACTCCCCTTGAGGATATGGGAGTAACCATGCACATGCTTACAGGTAATCATGATATCTATTATAAAAATACTCTAAGGATTAATGCCCCTAGACAACTATTGGGAGAATACGGAAACATTACAATCCATGATTCCCCTACCACTGTTGATTTTGGCGGTCTTCCTATACTTCTTCTTCCTTGGATCTGTGATGACAATAGAGATAGAGTATTCGATGAAATTGCAAACAGTCCTGCTAATGTCTGTATGGGCCATCTTGAGCTTAATGGGTTTGAAGCTCATCCTGGTCATGTAATGAATGGTGGTATGGATGCATCAGTATTTTCAAAGTTTGATAAAGTCTTTAGTGGACACTATCACATGAAATCTAGTAAGGGTAATATTACTTACCTTGGCAATCCATATCAGTTGTATTGGAATGATTATGCTTCAAAGAGAGGTTTCCATATTTTTGATACCGATACTTTGAAGACTACATTTTATCGCAATCCGTTTGACATGTTTACCAAAATATATTATGATGACGGTATAGAGTTTGAGTCTGAAGAAGAATTTCGTCGCTCCCTTGAAGGCACATATGTAAAACTAATTGTAGAAAACAAAGGTGACAATGCCAAGTTTGATTACACAGTTAAACAATTGCAAGACATTGGATTGGCAGATCTAAAAATTATTGAAGATCTTTCAGTAGAAATGGGAGGAGAAGTGATGGAAACCGAAGATACTTTAACTCTTCTAGATAAATACATAGATGAGATTGATCTTAAAGTAGACACTCGTAGTGTCAAAAGTATTATGAGGTCACTTTACATGGAAGCTTGCGAAATTTAATGTATATTCTTACTGATAAATTAACAGGTGGTGTTTATGCCGTCTTAAATAAAGATCAGATAAAAACTGTACAGATATTTGAAGAGAGTGAAGATGCTGAAAGATACTCTAATTTGTTAGAAGCGGATGGATATGAAGATGATTTAGATATTGTAGAAGTTGATATTTCTACAGTGGCTCAAAACTGTGATAGTTATGGTTACTTTTACACAGTGATTACTAAAAATGATTTCGTTGTACCCCCTAAATTATGATTCAATTTGAAAGTATTCGTTGGAAGAATTTTCTTTCAACAGGTGATCAGTGGACTGAAATTAAATTAGACGAAAGTAACTCAACTTTAATTATTGGAAGCAACGGATCTGGTAAGTCTACTATTCTAGATGTATTGTGCTTTGCATTATTCAATAAACCATTTCGTAAGATTACTAAACCTCAACTTGTTAACTCTGTTAACGAAAAGGGACTAAAGGTTGAAGTTTGCTTTAGTATTGGTAAAGACGATTACCGAGTATTCCGTGGAATCAAACCCAATACTTTTGAGATTTACAAAAACAACAAGCTGGTGGACCAAGATGCTGCAGCTAAAGATACTCAAAAACACCTTGAGCAATCAATACTTAAACTTAACTTCAAGTCTTTCACTCAGGTTGTTATTCTTGGAAGTAGCACTTTTGTGCCTTTTATGCAGTTGCCTGCTGCACATCGAAGAGAAGTTATCGAAGATCTTCTAGATATTGGAATTTTTTCCAATATGAATACCTTGCTCAAAGACAAGATTAGATCTGCACAATCTCAAAGTAAAGATTGTGATCATCTATTAACTCTTGCTGAGGGAAAAGTGCATGCTCAGAAAAAATTAATTGGATCTCTTCAAGAAGTAAATCAAAATCGTCAAGAAGAAAAGCAGAAAAAATATGAAGAAAATCTTGGACTACTAAAAAAAGTCCAAGATAATAAAGAAGTGGTAGAAAAAAATATTGACCAAATAGAAAATGAAATTGGAGATTATGATTCTGCAGTAAAAACTCTGTCTACGTTTCGTCAGGGACAAGCAGATAAAAAGTCTGAGTTAAAATTAATTGCTAAAGATCTAAAGTTTTTTAAAGGACATGATGTATGTCCTACATGCACACAAGATATCAGTGGTGATTTCAAGAAAACCCAAGTGAATGTCTTAACTAAATCAGGGCAAAAACTTGCAAAGGAGATAGAATCTTTTGCCTCTGATATTAAGGAAGCAACAAAAATTGTTACTACGATTTCTGAGCAGTCCTTAAAGTTAAAAGAATTGTTTAGTGATGTCTCAGCATTAGATCGAGATTACGTACGCCTAGAGTTTGAAAATCTTCGTATTAAAGATGAGATTGTAAAACTAAAAGAGCATACTCCAAACATCGATAAGGAAACAATTTATCTGCAAGAGATTACTGAAGACTATGAAAAAACCAAATCAGATTGCTCTGACATTAGTAAGAGATTAGATGAGTATCAAGTAGTCTCTTCTCTCTTAAAGGATAGTGGAATTAAAAGTCAGATTATCAAAAAATATATTCCTGTATTCAATCAACTGATTAATAAATATCTTCAGTCGATGGACTTCTATGTCAACTTCACCCTCGATGAGGAGTTTAACGAAGTTATTAAGAGTCGTTTCAGGGATGAATTTAGTTATGCTTCGTTTTCTGAAGGGGAAAAACAAAAGATCGACTTAGCACTTTTGTTTACATGGAGAGAAGTTGCACGAATGAAAAACTCTGTAGCAACTAATCTTCTCATTCTCGATGAAGTATTTGATTCTTCTTTAGATGATGCGGCAACTAATGAGTTATTTAAAATTCTTCGCAGTCTAGGAAATGATGTAAATGTTTTTGTAATTTCTCACAAGGGAGAAATACTAGTAGACAAATTTTTAAGAACGCTTAAATTTGAAAAGGTAAACGATTTTAGTAAAATGAGTGACGAATCATGAGTAAAACATCTGTAATTTATAGCAACGGAAGTCAAGAGTGTCAGCGTATGACTTCACTTCTACTGTCAATTGGAGGAGATTTCCATGAGTATAAGTTAAATAAACATTTTACAGAGCAACAATTTGAAATGGAATTTGGGAAAGAAGCAACATATCCTCAAGTTTCTATTGGTCTCAATCATATTGGTAACATGAATGAAACATTAAAATATATGAAGAGGGAGGGATTGATACATTGAAAAGCATAGCTAGAATATGGAAGTATTCTTTAGGGAGTTTTTCAGATGACAAAACCGAGCAGTATGACAATTACATTGTCATCGTACGTAGTGTTATATTCATATCTTATCTCATTACTAATTGTTTTATTGTTTCAGGGGTCATAAGGCACTGGGACAATCGGACAACTGTCACACCAGTTGCCCCATGTCAGTGTGAGGTGCTATAATATATGAGTAAACAGATGGATGGCATGACAGTCAACACCGAAGTCAAAGGCAACCTTGCTCGCCTGCTGGCAACCGAAAACCTTAAAGTTGAGCACCGCAAAGTGAGCACTGCCTGTTTCGATGTCAGCAGTAGGACTCTTATTCTTCCTATTTGGAAGACTGCTTCTAACTCCGTCTATGACTTGCTTGTCGGGCATGAAGTCGGACATGCTCTCTATACACCTGATGAAGATTTTGGGAATGCTCCAAAAGATTTTGTGAATGTCCTAGAAGACGCTCGCATCGAGAAGATGATGAAGCGCACCTATCCTGGTCTCCGTAAGTCTTTTTTTGATGGATATCGTGAGTTGTGGGATGATGATTTCTTCGGGGTTAAGGATGCCGATTCTGAAAGTCTCCCCTTGATTGATCGTATCAACCTTTACTTCAAAGGCAATCCTGATATGCCTTTCTCTGATGAAGAGAAAGTGTGGACTTCTCGTGCAGCAAACACAAATACTTTTCAGGAAGTTGTTACTCTTGCTGAAGAGTTGTATGCTTATGCCAAAGCAAAGCAAGAAGAAAAAGAAGATATTCAACTTCCTCCCCTACAAAACGAAGGTGAAAATTCAAGTGGTCAAGAGATGAATATTTCATCTGAAAGTGATGGTGAAGAAGAGATGCCTACCGATGATGATTCTGAAACCGATCATCAATCTGATCGTGGTGGCGAAGTCGATCCAGATTTGGATACTCCTTCATATTCTGATGAAGATTATGATGAAACTCAGTCTATGACTGATTCTGCTTTGCAGGAAGCATTGGAAACTCTAGTTGATGATGATGCTAAAGAATGGGTTTATCTTGATCTACCTAAAATTAACTTGAATGATCATGTAGTTTCTTGGAGTGAAACTCAATCGCAACTAAATTTCTACTTCAATGGAAAGGCATTTTCATGTAAAGAAGATCATGACTATCATAACAATGCTCTAAATTATACCTATAAAAAATGTGAAGAGTATAAGAAGTCTGCTCAGAAGTCTGTCAACTATCTGGTCAAACAGTTTGAGATGAAGAAGTCTGCAGATCAATATGCTCGTGCTGCAACTTCTCGTACAGGTGTGCTTGATACAAACAAACTTCATACTTATCGTTACAACGAAGATATTTTTAAGAAAGTAACTGTAATCCCTGATGGCAAAAATCATGGAATGATTATGTTGCTTGATTGGTCTGGATCTATGGGCACTGTCCTTATGGATACTTTGAAACAAACTTACAATTTGATTTGGTTTTGTAGAAAAGTTGGTATTCCATTCCGAGTGTATGCTTTTCAGAGTGGATATCAAAACAGGTATGGTGAAGATGAGTGTCGCAATACACCTGAAAACACTCTCTTCATTGGAAATGATTTCCGTTTGTTGGAATTTTTCTCATCCAAAATGAATGCCAAACAACTGGATATGCAAATGCAATTTGTTTGGGCACAAGCATGGGGCATTGGACATTATGCAGGGCATGGATCTTTTGGGCCATATACTTTGGGTGGCACACCTCTAGGAGAAGCAACTATTTGTATGCGTGAAGCAGTAAAGCAAATGAAGGCAATTGATAAAGTGCAGAAAGTAAATGTAGTTGTACTAACTGATGGTGAGTCTAATCCCCTATCATTTACTTACAAAATTCCAGAAGGAATGTATCGTGGTGGAGAGATGAGATCTGATTATCTTTGTCATAATCGCAATAAGGTTTTCATCCTTCGTGATCCTGCCACTGGATATTCTCGTCGTCTTAAAACTACACCATACGAAACTACTAGAGAAATTGTTTCTTTCTTTAAACAGATTACGGATTACAATTGGATTGGTATTCGTCTTTGCAGCAAAACTGAGATGACTAAGTGTATTGCCCATATGGTGGAAGATGCTGATAAATATTCAAAACAATGGACTAAAGAAAGATTTGTTGAAATTGGTGAAGTGAGTGGATTTACTAAACAATTTTTTATGCCTAATCAGTATATTGGAAATGGCACAGAAGATTTAAATGTAAAACAGAAAGGCGAAGTTGCAACTAAAGCAGAATTGAGTCGTGCTTTCAAAAAGCATATGGGATCTAAGATGACAAACAAAACTATCCTTAACGCATTTATTGAGCAGATCGCAT